AGCACCGCTGGAGAGGGTGCCAAAGGCAAGCCACTCTCTCGTGCCAACTGCGGCCGCATTAAGATATGCGCCATCACGAGTATATGTTGTGCTGCTTCCCCCTTCATATTCGCAACAGAAGAAGCAACCTTTGCTGTATGCCAGTTTCTTGGTGTACTGCCAAGAACTCTCAGCAGGCTGCAATAGTTTAATGCCAGTGGCTTCATAGTCGCCTGTTATTGCGGTTGATTGCTTTCCGCTACTTCTTACTACATAAGGCTCGTAATAATACTCGCCGCCTTCTTGGGTAAGATTAAGAATGACATCTGCATATACTTCGTAGCCGCCTACCATATATTCAATGCCTTGCAGCTTCGCAGGATATTTCCCGTTGGTGTAACTTACAGGGCTGCCGTCGTTGCCGAGAACGCTGTCTGTGTAGCCAGTCTCCCAGTGCCACGTTGAAATGTAGGTAGTTCCTGCCACGGAAGCACCGTTAGCGACAGTGTCGAACGAATCACCATCAACGTAAATCGCAGTATAAGCGGATCCGTTTAATGTCACCGACTGTACGTCTACTACCTTTCTTCCATCTTCACCACTAACACTGTAAAAGGTAGCCGCATTTCTATCGTGAGATGTTGAGCTGCTCCCCCATACGCCTATGATAATGGTGCTTCCAATGGGATATGCCGTATTGTTTGCTGCAATGAGAATGCGATTGACGCCTGTTTCAGACACTAGTGCGTTGTTGGTTGCGTTGTGGTTTATGCAACCTTGAAGGATACCGTCTAATGTCATACTTCCATATTTTATGAACGCCATAATCTTCAAGAAGCTGTCGTCGGTAATGCTACCACCACTATACTGTGCACCATTAGCGGCAGCGTATGTGTGCAAGGTGTTGTGGCTGACTTTTCTTGCCGTCGGGATTACGCCAGCGCAACAGGTTAGCTTTCCGTCTGTAACGTGAGCCATGTACTTTGCGTGGATTGTCCAACTACGGAAAGAGTTGTCGCTCACCTTAATTCCAAACGGAGCGTCTATGTTGGCATAAGGCTTCATTGTGGAAGTCCAGCCAAAACGATAAGTGTTGCCGCCGTCAACGGTGTAAATGTAACCGTTCATCTGCAAAACGCCTACATACTTCTTGGTGTTATAGCGGTCGAAGTTGCTTGTAATGCCGTCAATGGCAGTAATGACTACGTCTTTAGTTGTTGCGTCCACTTCCCAGTTGCAATCAACAACAGCAAAAAAAGGGTGACCAGCATAATCATCGTTGTTTTCTTTTGTATCGCTTGAAGGCGTACAGCTCATTCCTGCGTTGTCGCCGCCTTTTGTACCAGTAGAGACGGCACTAATCGACGGTTGATAAAATTCCGTGTAACCGTCCCACTCGATGCGTGTAATGGAATACCATTTATCTACCAGTGCAGTAAGCGTTTTTGAATCTGCCCCCTCTGCGCCGTTCGACAAAAACCAAAGACGCATGACTTCTTTGTATCTTTCTTTAGTTCCATCAAAAAGAAGTGTTACAAGGTTGTCTTGGGGAAGCGGTGTGCCCATTGATATTCGCTCTACCGCATCAGCAATTCGTTTCAAAGTGCTTTCTCTCGGTAAATTTAGTTCTGGCATATAATCACTCCTTTAGTAAATTATGTTTAAACCGTTGTCTTCGCTATCAACCTCGAAAGAAAGTCCAGCTAAAGCCCTTTTGTTGGCTTGCACCTGTGCAACTATTTCCGCATAGCCGTCTGGTGTGCCTTTGTAAATTTCCTCTTTCAATCGTTCTGTTTCTTCTTTCGCTTCAACAGCAGTCTGCGCATTGCTGGCCGCTTGGCTTGCACTCGAAGCAGCCGCATTCGCTTTTGTCGTAGCTGTGTTTGCGCTATTGCTAGCTGATGTTGCGCTCTGTTCTGCTGAATCGGCAGATGAAGAAGCGGAAGATTTTGCGCTCTCTGCTGCCGTCTTTGCGGCTTCCGCAGCAGTTTTAGCAGCCACCGCTTCGTTCTTAGCTGTTTCTGCGGCAGCTTTGCTGCTTGCTGCGCTTCCAGCGGACGCACTAGCACTCGTTGCGGAATTTTTAGCATTAGTTGCATACGTGGCTGCGTTGCTAGCTGATGCGCCAGCAGAAGAAGCCGCATCGCTGGCGGAAACAGCAGAATTGTTTGCCGAAGCCTGACTATTCGCAGCAGCAGAAGCACTAGCTGAAGCTTTAGCTTCTGACGCTGCCGCTTTGTCGGCGTCGCTTTGTGCTGACGAAGCTGAATTTTCAGCAACATTTTTTGCACTCTCTGCTGCCACCTTTGCCGACGTTGCTGTTGCGCTGGCAGAAACGGCAGTATCTTTGTAGCTCTTGGCGTTTTCTTCCGCAGCTTTCGCAGCTTCCGCTGATTCTTCGGCTCCTTCCGCTGCTTCCTTCGCTTCGGTTGCGTATCCTATGATATCTCTAAGTATGCCACCAGCAACGCCTTCTGTCGGCTCAGTGGGCAACTCGCCTTCGGTGAGACCGCTTTTACCGACAGGAACATCAACACTATTAACCGTTATGAGTTTATTAGTGGGTGCAGAATCGCTTAGCCCAATGACGTTTACATTGAAATATCCTTCGCCTACTAATACTTCCCACGGCACAGTACAGCAATCGTTTTCATCAAGCAAGATATCGTAGAAATTGTCATCTCGCTTGAATTGAGCGTCTTTTACTAATCCTTTCCAGTCATCAGTAAACAAAAACTTCGCAGTCAAATAGCCTTGGCTATCCGCAACAACTGTTTTGTAGTTGGCTAATTCAAGCGTCTGGTTTGTAATTTTGAATATTAGTTCCATTGTAATTTCCCTCTATCGCGGAGTAGGAATGTTGGTTACATCAATCAATGCACTCTATTCAACGCTGTATGCCAAAGTGTTGCCATCAGTTGCTATAAACATTACTTCACCCGAAGTAAGTACAGTGTCTACAGATACGTTGTAAGTTGCTGAAACTAAAGTGCATTTCAATGATTTGCCACCTGTTGTGTCATTTCTACCTCTGGTCGCCGCAACGACTATTCTTAGTTGTTGCCCAGAAGTATAGTTACCTGTCAGATTTATTGTTACATCTTCATTCAAGTGGTCGGATACGTTATTGCCGCCAGTACCAAGTGTATATGTATCTAACAAGTTTGAGCCAGCATATAGTTGAAGCGTAACTTTGTTATACCCATCATAATAAGGAGTTTCTCCGCCAGGAAACCATGTACCATTGGCATCGAACCCAGGTGTTATATGCAGATAATAATAACTTTCGACCACCACGCGAACCGCAGCAGTAACTTGAGTAGACATATCAATAGGAGTAAATAAATATTCACCGCTTGGAGCGTTATCTTCCGTTTCGATAATTTTATCGTTATAAGCTACCAATCCTGATGAGCCTGCTCCTAAAGTGGAATAGCAATTAACTGTAAATCCTTCAACACTGATATTTGATGGATAAATCGTCCAAAATACCGCTGCTGCGCTAAAACCCTCAGCAGTGACTTGCATATTAGTAGGGATTAGCGTAACAGAGGGAGTTTTATCCCATGGGCTATCAAATTTTACCGTTTGTCCATGCTTTGCTACACCCATTACAAATCTACCAATTCCAGCAAACCGATTACCTGCGCTGTCGTAGAAATGCATACCTTCTTCACTAAACAAGGTATATGTTCCGTTTGTATTGCTGACGGTTAATCCGTTCTCATCCAACCTAACCGCACCGCCAACAAGCGCAAGCGCACCCGCAAGCTTAATGTCACCAGCGTGTAGCTTTTCTGCTGAAATAGCACCTGCGCTGATGTGGTCGCCAATAATGCTTTCTGATTGGATAGCTTCAGTAGTAATTGCTCCAGCTTCTATCTTGTCAGCAGTAATTGCTCCAGTTTCTATCTTGTCAGCAGTAATTGCTCCAGTTTTTATCTTGTCAGCAGTAATTGCATTAGCTTCAATCTTAGCCGTTGTTACTGCATTGGCAGCAATCTTATCCGCAGTGACGGCGTTATCATCTAAATCTCCAGTAGATATAAGGTATTCTACAAAAGTTGTTACTTCGTCCGAATACTCTCCGTCTCCAATGTCGTCAACAAAGCAATATTTAACGCTTATGCTCCCACTGAAAAGGTAATAGACAAAATTTTTATTAAAGCTAGTGAACGCTTCGCCGTTTATCATCAATTTGTACTGTGTGTACCCATTCGGCAGGGGCGCCATAGCTATGTTTACGCCCTTGGTGACTTTCGATAAAATCGCCTTGGCTGGCTTGGTTGCTATCGGTTTATTGAATTGATGGACGGCAGGCTGGCTATATCCACCAAAGATGTTGCGAGCGAAAAGGTAAGCAGTACCGCTACGGACGTTAGGATTTGCCCTAGAGAACATTGCCCTTGTGCGGTCTAATAAATTTTCATTGTATGTCCCTGCTTGGGCATCAAGTCTCAACTCAAAGAAGTCTACATAGCCGTTGTCATCATGCAGCCATTCCCACAAAGCACCTTCTTCATCCCAGTTTAATATGAATTGTCTTGGAGTTGCTGGTATGAGTACGCTGCCTTTAATGGTTATGTTTGCTTGTGGAGCTTTATCAAATATCGAAGTGCCACCCTGCTTGTTGACCGCCACAACCTTTACCGTATAAGTAACGCCTGCGCTGACGTTGGCAATGATGTACTTCACGCCCCCACAACTACCAACTTGCTCAAATGTTCCACCTTCTTCTTTTATCCATATTTGAGCTGAGGAGAAGTCAGTAATATTGGTGTTGTCGTATTCAACCTTGATGTTGTTTTGTGGCATTCCATTCGCATCGGTTGTGTGTTCTTCTGTCAATCTTAAATTTACGAGCTGTTCTGCGCCGCCTTCCCCCATATTGGACAGCTTGTCCTCAATGACTTTATTTACCGCTTTAGAAAAATCACGGAGAAAATTCTTTAGCTTAGAGACGAAACTTTTGCCGTCGCCACTCACGCTATTCGGAATAGTATTCAGCAGTTTATCATCATTAGCCATAATATCCCCTCACTACATCACCCTCGCTACGGTTTTGGCGCAGTACTAACGTAGTAATTTGTGAGACAAGAACGCTCATTAGCTGGGTCTCTTGGGAGATTTGGAAGTGATCACTCATTCCTGCACGAGCTATGGCGTATTCAGCCACTAAGGAGTTAATGTCGTTATCGAAGGGCAGGATTGTATTTGCAGTAACGGCAGGCTGTTTGATTACACCAAAGACTGTATATTTGCAATCTTTCTCCGGCAAAGGATATACAAGCACAGTTTTATCACCTAAACTACAATACTTTTTCGGTACTCCTTCTTCTGAAAGGTCGTCTATGTCACTAAAGTGCTGTCGTTTTAACTCCTTGCCGTCAACCCTTACGCTCAGTAGATAGCTAGCCTCGCTATGAAAATCTATCCTGTTAGTGCCTTTTGGCAAATAGCCATCTGCAATAATCTTGGAAAGATATTCGGGGTTATGCTCCAGCACAATCCTTCTGACAAAGCTGATACCGTCGGATATGTAGTCTACCAGTTCCTCGTCAGTAAAGCTGTTCTTGTCTTCGTCTTTTAATGTTCTTCGCAATCTTTCTATCATCTTGCTAACGCTGCTCATATAATCACCCCTTAAACAAAAACAAGGGCGCAGCTAAAAGCCACGCCCTATGTAATTAGAACCGATATTATTAGTCGTCGGCAGATGAGGTGATAACTTGGATGGTAGCGAAGTCTTTATTGTTGAACTTAGATTTTGCTACGCCAATGATAGCACCAGTTGAGAAGCCTGCTTGGTTGCCATAGTCAAATGACTTTTCTTTCCAGCTTGCTTCTCTTGCCACGCCTTTAATGCCAGCTTGACAGCCCAAGAGCAATGCGTGACCAACCTTTGCGCCATCAGCACCAGTAGTAGTTCTGGGAAGGTTTTCATATTCGTGCAGCACTACACCATCGTAAACGCCAAGCATACCGCTGAAAATGGGATTGTTAGAGCCACGCTCTGCGCAGTTGTATTGCGCTTGCAGCCATTTTTCATCGTTTTTAAGGTCACGTGCTTGGTAGTTGTCTACCAGCATTACATAATATTTTTTGCCTTCAATATTCACAGGGCGAATCTTCGGCTCCATTGTTTTAGCTTTACGAGCTGCTTGTGAAATCATAGCAGCAGTAAATACATCCGAATTAGTAATGCTGGCTTCGGCGTCTTTGCCTTCGGGGTAAATTACGTTACCGTCAGTAGGATTAGCGACAAGGGCATTGACAATCATTTTTTCTTGTTTTTCAATGAGCCACAATTTCAAACCGTCTTTTGCCGCTTTGCGCAAATCGAGGGAAGTCTTTTGTTCTTCCATACAACCTTCGAGGCGTACGGCGTGGCGAATTTGGTCTACAACTACTGAGCAGTCGTAGAATTGCAGTTTTTCTTCATTGCCTTCAAGGGTGTTGTCGCCAGTAACGCCCTCACCAGTCAAGCGCATTACCAAGGGGATTGTGATTTGGTCACCCTTGTCTTTTTTGAGTTCGGTCTTCACTTGAATAATGCTCTCTTGACTTTCGCCAGTGAATCTAGCAAAGTAGTTTTCTCTTTCAGCTTCACGCCACAGTTGTTTGCCCCAAGCTCTTTGAACGAGGCCAGCAGGGAGAGTGGTAGTCGCAAACATTTGAAGATTAAACATTGCTATTACGGAAGCTGTAACAGCAGTAATTTTGCGGAGTTTCATGTTAAAAAATTCCTTTCCGCACGTTAGAAATTACTTATAGCGCACCAGACAGAACACGCTGTCTAATCTCGACGGGAATGGCTTCCCATAGTGCCCCTGTCGGGTCTTCGAGAGCGGCGGCTATTCTTTCTGGCGTGTAGGATTGTTCTGTGCCAATGCTACCGCCAACGGCTGGTGCTTTAGGTAATCTTTGTGCATTGTCGATTTTCTTTGTAACATCAATTTTAGTCGCAGGCGGTTGAGCTTTTAATTTCTCATACGCCGTGTTGGTTTCTTCAAAGTACGAAGAAACCATTTCTATGTCTTGGTAAGTACCTTTGCCGTTTTGGATACGTGCAAAAGCATTTCGGAGAACTTGCTGTTTTCTTTGCGGCAATTCAACAAAGTGAGTTTGTGAAATGTAGCCCCAGCGTTCAGCTGCATCGGGATATGAGTTCAGTTTAGCGTTAAGCGCATTAAACTCACTGGACACTTCTGTTATTTCTCTAGCATAAGCTGCCTGTTTTGCATTGTAGTCGCTTATTTCTTTGGTAATGTTATTCACTTCGGTATTTACCATACTTTGGAATACTGCTCTTTGTGCAGGATCGTCACCAAATTCAAAATTCTCTACATCTTCCTCTGTCAGATTCATACGTTTTCTGACACGCTCTATGGCAATCTTAGCAACTTTGCTGTATTGCTCTTGATTTAAAGTAATCTGTTGAGCTTCGCTTGCAGGCTGCGCAACGGTAGTAGTATCGGGCTTGACTTCTTGAACAGGTGCAGTCGGTTGCGGTGCAGGGGTTGCCGCAGCTTTCAATGCCGCAAGTTCTTCTTTCAATGCTCGTACTTCTTCTTTGGCAGCCTTACCGCTTGCATAAACTTCTTTAAAGCGAGCGTAAGGAACAGGCTGTCCTTCTTCGGGCTGTAATTCTTCTGTGGCTACTTCTGTCGGTTTCGGATTATTTTCGGCAGCACCCTCTACTTGTTTGTTATCACTGTCAGCATCAGCGGGCGGGGCGTCTACTTTTGTTTCCGTTTTGGCGTCAGCTTCATCGGTATGGTCTACAGCATCGGCATCGGCTTCAATACCAAGCTCTTTCAAGATGTCTTCGTCTATACCTTCGACTGCTACTTCGCTAAATAATTGCAGATTGAATTTAAACATTAAGTTTCCTCCTGTTTTACATCACGATGGATGGATAACGACCGTATCGCCGTCGGCGCGAATATAAAAAGGCAACAGATTGTTATCGCTTAGTATTTGAAAGCATTAAACAATTCTATTGCCAGATTAACATTTTTAATTTGATTTTCATTGATGACGCTGGAGCTTCCTGCTGCTCTCATTGCGTTTTCAAACAATTTGTTGGCCAGCTCCAAGCCTTTTTTTGCGCAAGCATTAACTTGGGCTACAATTTCTTTGTCGCCAGTGTATTTTACACCATAGATATCAGGTCTCGGGAATACACTTGCTTCATCATCAAATCGAGGAATACCTTGGCTTTCGCCTGCGCAACAAACTGCTTCTTCTTTTCCTACGCTGCAATTTTCTTCTTGGGGTTCTACGGCTTTTTCTTCTTGGAGTTCTACATTTTGAGTTGCTTCTTGGGATTCTACGCTAGTGTTTGTTTTTTTCTTGGTTGTCATTTTCTTTGTTCTCCTTTAGATTATTGGTTTATTGCTCTCGACAAATCCGTTAATAGCTGATTGCGTCAACGGCGCTTGTCGTTGTAGCCCTTGTGGATTTTGTTGTACGGGTAGCATAGGCTGTTGATACAGTATATTCGGTGCATACGGTTGCGGTTGTGGCAAGCCACCCATAAGGAAAGCAGCCTGCTGTTCGATGTACCATTGCATGAACTTGTCGGCGTATTCTTGAGGGAATATGCCAGCCTTGGCGGCGAGTTGGAGCTGCAAGGGCAGTTGCAAGTCTTTGTAAGAAATGGATTGAGAGAGCTTCTTCTGTTTCTCCAACTCGAACTGCATTTGCATTTGTTGTTGTTGCGCCTGCGCCTGTTGCTGTTGCTGTTGTTCAAGCCTGTGTTTAATCTCTTCTTTTTGCGGAATGTCTGACAGGTCAAGCAAGATGTCTAAAATAATATTTCCGTTTATGCCAAGTTTTCCGCAAGCATCTACCAAACTCCAGAACTGTGCTGTTCGTTGTGTTATGGTTGCAGGAGTATCGCTGATGACAATGTCGTACTCGCCAACACTAAGGTCGTTCAGCGTTCTTACGATTACGTTCCCTTGTCCATCATCTATCTCTTGTTGCTTGTTGATGGTTATGAATTCAAAACCGCCGTTTGTGCCGGTAATGCGGAAGGTCTTTTCTTCCGTATAAAATTGAGGAATGACACCAGCAGCACCACGCTTGCCCCATAGCAGTTTCGCAACACGCTCTTTAGAGAAGCGGAGATTGTCAAAAAGTGCAGCAATGTGCGTAATTGCTTGTTTTTGTTTCAATTCAATGGCTCTGCCACTGGCAAGGTTATTGATGTCAGTGCCCATCAAAGCTTCATTGATACCGCTAATTGCTGGAAGGTCGCTCAACGCTTCCGCCGCTGCATTGACTGCTCCTGCGGCAACACCTTGCGGCTCTAAGCGTTTTAGCCTGTTGCCTGTAAGTGCATTAACGGCTACTTCAAGCATTGCACCAGGAGTGGTTGCTTTTTCCTTGAATTCAGTCTTTTGTTTATTGGTGAGTGCGCCTTCCTCAAAAAGCCAACCACCATTTGATTGTGTGTTCAAAATGTGTAACTCTTGGCTACGGCGCTTATTAACTTCACGCTGTGGGTCTTTTAAGTCTCTGATTATACCAGCAGGCATATCATCGTCGCCTTGGTAGTAGCAAACAAAAGGCACGAACGGAAACTCGCCATGTTCATACGGGCTGGCCACGTTCTCTAATACAACATTGTCGAAGAAGCTAAGCAATCTAACTTCCGTCACTGTGTATTCGCGCACGCCTCTAATCTGCTCATTTCCAATCATTTCTGGCGTTGCTGTGGTGGCGGTACTGCCATCAAGTAAAATGTAAATGCGTTTATGAACTGGCTTCTTGTACCACATTTCAGCAAAGCGGATTTTCTTTGTCTCTTTTTGAAACCAAAGGTCTTTCTCGCTTTCGTATTCCTGTTCTTCGTGCAAGTATGAGTGCATTTGAGCCTCGACAGCTTCTTTATGCTCTGGGTACACGGCAATGAGTTCTTCTTTATCAACCCATCTAGCACGAACTAAATACTTCATGTCTCTGAAATGTTTGTCTCTGCTTTCGGGGTCAACGTAAATATCAAGAGGCGACACCCTTCGGACAAAAGCATCTCCATCCATTGTCGCCCAATCGAATTGATAGCCCACTTCAAACCAACCGATACCCATTTGTGCGCCATCCATAAAGACGTCGCTCTCTTCGTAGTTGTAGTGGGATTTATCCATTATGTATTTTGTAATGCCCTTCCTAACCTGTGCCAGCTCCATATCGTCGTTGGTGCGTGGCAGGAAATCTATGTCGTATCTGTTAAGACGCTGATAGCCACTTAACACATTAAGCAGCGGCTTAATCCTGTTAATGGTCAAGGCAGGGCGTTGGTTTTTTTCAAGATTATCCTTGTCTTCGTTGCGCCATTGTTTGCCAGCGTAGAAGTCTCTGTCTTCTTTGGCTTCGTTGCGCCAGCGCTGCGCAGCGTCTACGGCATCTGAAAACCATTTTTTGAATACCTCTAGTTCTGCATTTTGCTCCACAATAGTTGTTTCGCCTTCGGGAGTTTTGGCGTACTGTAAACCGTTCAATCCATCCATAGTATTTTCTTCTCCCCATCTTTAAAACACAAAGGGAATTGCAGTCGCACCTGTTTTATTCCTACTACGACGCTTCTAACGATAGCTTCGGTTGCTACCGTTCGGCGACAGGTGAACGATAAAACCCCTTCGTCTAGTTTTTTGACTTTGAAATCTCTTGACTTGCTGTGTTCTTGACAGCCAACAAACGCTGTTTGTCCCAACACGCTTACCATTGCACAAACAACATCCATGCCATTGGTCAATGCGCAAAAGCCTGCGTGTCCCTTTAGCTCGAAGTCTATCTGTTTGTCACGAATGCTCGTTTTAAATTCAATCACTGTTATACCCCCCAAGGCGAAGTCGTAGTTTTTTCTTCATTCCAACCATCAAGCTCGTATGCGTCTTTTTGCCTCGGTCTCTCTGGTTTGTAGGGTCTCGACATACAACCGTAGCCAATGGCATCTACTGCGTGGTCTTCGCCATTGGTATCATATTTTTCGGGAACATTCTTATCGTGGGTTATTTCGGGCAATGTTCTGATTAGGTGAAAACAAGTGTTAAAAACGTACAGAGCAGGAACTTGATTACCATTCTTGTCGGTATAGCCTTCAAGGCGCAGGCGAATTTCTTCGCCTACTTGCTCTCTACCCTTAACAGAAGGCTGGAACATTTTGCAATCTCCAGCCATTAACACTTTGTTTATCTCCTCTGATATGCTTGGAGCACCGGGGTCTTGCTTATTCCAGCACGCATTATCCAATACGCCGTAGCTAATCAACTTGCGGTCGCTTGCTTCTGCTGCAACAATCTTTTGCGCAACCTGTCTGCTACTCTCTTTTGTTCCCACGTTAGCCTTGCCACCGTAACCATATAACTCACGATAGATGTACATCTTGCCGTCAAAATCTACCGCCGCCCAATAGCAGGCATACGGTCGATAGCTGCCCCAGTCCATCATTCTGAAACGGATCCAGTTGTCTGGAATTTTGAACGGCTTGATTACATGTAGGCTTTCACGCCAGCCATTAAAGTATTGGCCGCCCAGCAACCCCCACTCGCCGAGTGCATATACTCTGTACCCTTCTGGGTCGCTTAGTTTTCTGCGCTCCATACGAATGCGATATTGTTCATCAATGAAACGGTTTTGTTCAAACGTGCTTGTGTCGGTTAAAACATCTGGCGACGGATTGTCAAAGAACTTTGCCTTTAGCCAATGTTTGGAGCTGACAGGGTTGAATGTCGCTATTATCTGATAGAACAAATTCGGGTTCCTCTGTTTGCCACGGAGACGGTCATCAAGAATATCAAAGTCTTCTTCCGTCAATTCCGTCGCTTCCTCCACCCATATCCAAGTGATGTTACCGTCGTCGTTGGTTATAGACTTTACTTTTTCACGCTGCCTATCATCCTTCATACCTCGAAAAATCACACTGTTACCAGTTTTCTTATGCCGCAGTCTTAATGGCGATTCCTTGACTTCCCAGTATTTGTCCCATTTGTTTTGATAAACCGCTTTGATAGCTTTTTTCAGTTGGGCGAATGTGCTATCACGGTTTGATTCATCTATCTTTCTAATACAGAGCAGATTGGCTCCTTGGTATTGTTTATCCGATAATCTCAATATTAGGAGCTGGGCTATATTTTGGCTCTTGCCACTACCAGCCGACCCCTTTAAAATCAAATATCTTCGGCGACAGGCGTTTACTTTCTTGAAGTGTTCATTGAAAAAGAGGTAGCGGATTTTAGTTTTCTTCTTGACTTCCATTTTCCAGTTCCTCTAAATCTTCTTCGCAACCATAGAACGGTTGTACAATAACGTCTTCGCTCTCGCCGCCATCATCTTCTTTCTTCTTCACGCCAACACCGTATATCTTCCCTAGCTTTTCAGCAGCACTCAATCTATCCTTGAGGCTTGGGTCTAAACCGAACTGGTCTTTTTCCTCGCCTCGCATTACCTTGGTTAAGAACATCATTACTTCCTCGCCGTCGGCAATGAGTTTTTCCTCGGCAGTCCTACCTTCGGGATAGGTAATTCTTATATATTCTTGAATCTTAGCTTTTATTAAATTTTTGTGGCCGATGACCGCAAGCGAGTTGTCGTCGCCCTTGTATCCCGCTCGTCTTGCTGCTTCCGTGGCGTTCTGCAACTTCACCCACCAGTGTGCCCAAGCCTTTTCCTTTGGCGACAACCTCGGCTCAGACGAAGTAACCTTCTTCTTTCGTGAAGCCATTAACCACCACCACCTTTGTAAATGGCAGCCAATGCTTTCAGTAATTCCACTTCCTTGAATGATTCAAGTACTGGGACTTTTACTCTTTGGCACTTCTCGGGGTCTTTAGCTTTCTCGGGAAAGAGCATATTGTATTCTTCCACGTCATAGCTTCTGTTTAAAACCATCAGCGTAACGGGTTTACCTAGCTTCTCGCTAAAATTCTGGCGGTGGTCTATCAGATATACCGCACCGTGCTTTTGTAAAAGTGCCATGCATAACTTTTTTATTAAACCGCTAAACTTACCCATACGCTAACACCTATTCTCTATAAAACACGTTCAGACAGCCGCTATGCTTCGCTTCTCAGCGTGTTTTTTAGCCCTGTCCTTATGTTTCCCTTCACTGAAACGAGGAGCTTCTGTCCTCTCTATATAAAAATAAACCTGTAAATCCAGTAGCGAAATTCCTTGTCGGGTAATGTGTCGCACTTCCAGTTTTACAGGTTTTATGTCGTTGGAGCTGCCGTCGAGATTTGAACTCGAAACCTACTGCTTACAAGGCAGTTGCTCTGCCAGTTGAGCTACGACAGCATTTGGCAGGGACATTCATGTCCCTACCACAGTTCTTTGATTGTGTTCTCTAGGAACTAAGCGCAGAAACGCCATCATGGACGTTCCCGGTACTCCTTCTGCATCATGGCAGATGAGCTGCTATATGTCTCCGACAAAAACGTCGGGAGCATCTATGCAAAAACTTCCTTAGTCTCAAGCCAACTTCAAACTAACTGCTAAGCAGTGCGGAGTTGAACGCTATCGAGTAACTATCGAGTACTATCGAGTAACTGTCGAGTAAACGTCCAAGACCGAATGATTCGGAGAAGATGGTAAGAAAATCAAGAAAGAAAAAGCCATTTTTATAACACGTATCGTTTCCGCATTATGAAAAATGGCTTGTTTATAATCTGTATACTAATTTTGATAATACTTTTCCGTATTTTTTCTCATTTTTATTTACACAGTTTAACACCATACAACCGCTAGGCTGCGTTCCCAACAATAGGCAACATCACCTAGCAGTCATATTTGCTGGTGCTATAAATAAAAGCTGCACAGCAGCAGAAAGGCTTGGCTGTCCGTGGCTGGATTCGAACCAGCGACACAAAGGTTTTGCAACCTTCTCCCTAGCCAACTGGGCGACACGGACAATATGGCGGTGTAGGCAGGATTCGAACCCGCGCAGCGTATCCCTACGCTCTCGCAGTTTTCAAGACTGCTCTCTTAAGCCGCTTGAGTACTACACCGTTTGGCGGAAAGAGTGGGATTTGAACCCACGATACGCATAGCGTATATATGCTTAGCGGGCATACACCATCAGCCTAACTCGGTCATCTTTCCGTGTTGCCCATCTTTCCTACTTAATGCCAAAATAAGGCTTCGGGGAAGATGGGCTTGAGATTGTGCACACTAATCTCGGATGGATGTAAACAACGTGTTTCGTGTCCCTCGGACGCAAGAGGTAAGTACCGCACGTTGATTATTAACTGGAGTTCCCTGTCGGATTCGAACCGACGACTGTTCGGTTATGAGCCGAAGACTCTAGCCACTGAGTTAAGGGAACAAAACCGCACTGTAAAAAATCTAAAACCAGTGCGGCATCAACAGAAAAGAGTGAAAGAACGATAAATAGAAAAAGCACTCGTAAATTACAAGTGCTTTTAGTTCGTCTATTTATCTATTATGAATTATAGCATATTCAAAACAGGGTGTAAAGTCATAGACTCTTTGATTTTTTAATGTTTTGGTGGCAATAAACCAAGCCCGACAGCCACTCCCTTTGCAAACGTCATTATGTCAGTAAGCAGGACGCTGTAAAGCTGTGGAGATATGTTTAATCGTTCGACCGTTTCTTTTCGACTTTCGCAGGCTACATATCTCGCCTTGAGAATTTCCCCTTTCAGCCCTTCCTTGTACTGCTGTTTAGTCCACTCCACTACCTTTAGCCAGCCTTCTGGCTTGCGCAATGTCAATGTTTCACGCTTCCCGTTGAAAAACATTCCATATTCCACGATAACGGAGGCTAGTGGCATTGCGTTTTTAATGGCAGCATTGGCAGTAATGTCGCTGATTCGACAATGCCCTGCACTACCGCCAGTGTGTGGCGCACAGCTATCATTCCTCTTTTCATAAATCGCCCTTCTGATATTTGCTTCGTACTTGAAACAAAACTCAATTAACTCTTTAATGTCCATATTCCCTCACTGCTAAATTTTAGCTACAATACTTCACGCAGCTTTTACGACAGCTCTCAGAACGGTATTTCTTCGTTCGGCACAGGTGTGCCGAAGCTACCAAAGTCCGCAGGGGTCTGTGAAAGTGTCTCTTCTTTTCGTTCTATGAATTCAAAACCAAAGGCTATTACCTCGGTGATCCATCTTGTAGTACCCGAACTGTCTGTGTAGCTGCGTATCTGCAGGCGACCTTCAACCAGTACTCTTTGCCCCTTGCGCAAGCCGTTACCAGCCAGCTCTGCGCTTTTGCCCCACAAGATGACAGGAATGAAATCTGCCTGTTTCTCTTCATTTTGGGATGTCGGTCTATTGACCGCTATTGTGAATTGACAAACTACCTTGCCAGTCTGGGTGTATCGTACGTCGGGGTCTTTTGTTAATCGTCCCATTAAGATTATTCTGTTCATGTTATACCTCCGAGAAAATTATATTCGGGAATCTATGCAGGAGTAACTTCTTTTTCAGCATGTATTCCTTTGTTCTGTAACCTTTGACATCAACGACTTCAAAGCTACCGTCATTATGCTCGATGACAAAATCAGCAAGATATTTGATTGGTCTATATGTTTTTTTATTGTGCTTGAAACTTGGCAGAAGGATATACTCTACCTGTCTTTGGTAGTCTTTAATATCTCTAGCCATTTTGCGGATTCGCAGCTCACAATAATAATCTGCTTCCTTCTTGCTGTCGAACACGATGCCGTCTATTTCGGTTTTTCGTGCGTTATACTTACTCATGACCTTCTCTGTCTACCCTTTCCGCCCAGCGTCTCCATTTTGGAGAATTGTTGATGTCACTGGTGCTTGCTTTAATACCTAAGCAATTAAGCACTATTAGTACATCTACAATCTCGTCAAACAAATTTGCATGCGCTTCATATACAGGAGTGGGCGTTACATTATTTGATAACTGCTCTGCACGAATACACTTCAAGGAAGCCTGCGCCAGTTCAGAACATTCTTCCGCTAACTGCTCATACAGTGTGCGCCTGTCTAGTTTTTCAAGAATAACCTGTTTATGCTCGTTCATTTCGTCACTCCTTCAACTACAGATAGTAATATTTTAATTATGCGTCTTTCTCCTTTTCCTTATACCAAATACAAGCCTTTTTGTCGCAACGCACCGCCATAGGACTTTTGCGAACTACGCAATTCCCCTCGCCGCCTGTACTTTCGTCAACAAAAAATCTGCAACCACCACAAGTCTTTTCTTTATCCATCTATTTAGCTCCTTTCGCCCTTGCATACGCTTCATATTTGTTTTTGCACATTCTGTTCCACCTCTTTTTTAATAGCCGTCTCTATGATGTCGTTGAGGTATATGTTCATTGAGACGCCTTTTTTGTTTGATATTTCCCTCAATTCCTCGAAGGCTCTGTTGCACATGCGAAGGTTCACTTGTCTTGTGTAGGGTGTGCCATTAGGAAAGCGACGCACTTTCTTCTTGAAGGCAGACCTTACGGCGTGGATAGGTTTGAAATCATATCGCTTCCACTTCTCAGTATAGTTTACTCCGTCGCCTTCACAGGCAAATAGCATAGTTTCGTAACTACCGCCATAACACGGAACGCCCAAGTCCACGGTAGACAACAGATACTTTTGGCCATCTATTGAGACAATATCGTTTTTGAGGTCTAAATCTTCTCCGAAAGTCATTCTTGCCACTCCCTTCCCGTCAGCTCTTTGTACTTAGCAGGGAGTGCTGCAATCGCTTCTTCTTTGGCTCGGAATGTGCACCCACAAGCCTTGCGACAACAGTCTGTTGCGTCACCATACCATCTAGCTCTAACAACACTAAAGTCGGTATCCGAATAAGTCCAATATTCTTCATTAACTTTAGGTTTAAAAGGTGATTTAATAATATCATTAGGGTTTTTTAGCAGATATTGCAAATCATACTCCGCAGTATATTCCTCATCAAATCTTCCTGTTCCAATACTAAAACATTGTACGTAACCTTGGGAATCTATAAAAAATTTATATCCCTCAACACCTTCGAGCCTAAATTCTTCTTCAATCTCTACACCAAGTTCTTTGGCGATTACCGATATAAGATTCTTACCCATTTTCTTCACTCCACTTCTGTCCTGTTAACTCTTCGTATTTACTCATTCGAGCATCGTGTACTTCATCATAAGTTCTAAACACACAACCATTTTTCAAGGCAATATAATCGAAAAAGTCGTTACTCCAAGCAACTGTAACGAAGTTCCAATTTCGGTCGTAAGTCCAATATTCTTCGTGCAGTACAGGTTTATAGGGAAGTTTGATGATTTCAATGTTCCCAAGTAGTGATATTGACAATGTGCTTGGTTCCCATTTATCGTCCCAGAAGTTGACCTCTAACTTATCGTTTTTAATACGATATTTAGATGATGTTATACCTTTAATCTCAAACTCCTCGCCATTCTCTACCCCTAACTCTTTGGCGATAACAGGAATTAAATTTTTGCTCATAGTTTTTCATCTCCTGCTCCATCAGTTTACCCCTTATATCCCATAAAACTATCACAGCTTCTAAATATAAATTTGTTGTTGCACCAACGTTGTAATTTTCGCGTTATTTTTGGTGCTTTGGGTTTGTTGTATATCATTACATACGGGTCGTAACCATTATGCTTTAACCAATATACGCGACTTAAATCATCTTCATGTGTGCTGTTGTAATTGGTCAATACATAAACACGTTTCTTTCTGTAATCGACCTTAATTACATCAGCAAATTCTTTTAACTTTTGCGGTGTTATTTCGTCTTTGGGGTTATCCCAAGCAAAATGCACTATTTTAGTTTTGACTTTATTTAAGGCTTCTGCCTTTTCTTTGGTCATTAACCGAATATCTAAGCCTTGTGTAAAATCTACCCAGGCCTTGCTATCTGCCAACTGTTGCATTAACTCAAAATACTCTGGGCAAGCTGTAATGTTTGGGTCAAGCAACTTGATTTCTTTTTGCCCATTCCAAAAATTTTGCAAGTCGGCAACCTTAACGCTTTGCCTGCCCTCTTTTTCTGCTACGATGCAGAACGGACAACCACGAGGACAACCTCTACTTAAATAACCATAAGCAGTATCAGTAATGTTATAAAGTGAATAGTCGGGGAATATTGCTTCGACGTTTGGCAAGAGTTTGCTTTTTAAATCATACCCAGTACCGCCCTTAATCAACTCTCCACATTGATATGCTTGTAAGTCATCTTTGGTATATGTATTATCAAAAACTTTAGCCATATAAACTTTATCGTAATATTCTAAAGAATTTGCCCATTCAACATCATCGCCAAGTGATTTATAGAAAGCTGATATTTTCATTAATGCAAGATTAGGAAAGTTGTGGCTATCAACATCAACTAAACCAATTCTCAAAACAAACTCCCCTTTCTATCAGCCACTTGCATAGCCAGCACATCAGCAGGGTTGCAACTGCGTACATATTTCTTCACTCCACTGCAATGTGCCCAAGTCGCTTGTAATAACTTGACTTTTTACTTTTATGACTCCACCAAACCGGTCACACAATTCACATTCAAGTTCGTCTCTCAGCTCCAACATTCTTAAAGAATCACTCACATATAGTTCTTCAACGCGCGGAAGAAATTCTTGAGACACTTCTTCTTCGATTGAAATTTCTACTTCATATTTACTGATTACTTTCATTCACTTCACCTTCTTTTTCCCATCATTTTCCCATCATTTTCCCATCAACAAGCAATATTCCATCTCCAACCAATGTTTTAATGGCGCTCTCCATTTCTTGTTCCAGTTCATCTGTACTTTTATTTTTAGACTTTCTCTTTTTAGGAGAAATACTATTGATGGCTTTTATTGCTTCTTTACAATTCGCAATGGTAAGTTCGTGACAGCGTTTGCACTTGCAGTCCGATTCGGGAGTGCTGCATATATAAACATCTTTTGCACCACAATAGGTGCAGGTTCCTTTTGTCACATTAAACATTTACTTCACCTTCTCGCATTCTTTTATAACGAGGGTTGCTTCCATCAAGCCCCACATACTATCCTCTTGGTAGATGTATGTTTCGGCTTTCTCTCCCTCTCTAAACGGACGATATAAAATCCACATAGAATCGTTCTTGCCTTTCCAAGTTACGGACACCAGCTTTTGATTAGGTGGCAATTCTATGTTCGCTTTGCCGCCAACCTTTTTAGCGATTATGTTGCCCGATGATTTGATACCACCACTTGTATTTATTTGTTTTTCTACATCCGCCCGACTTTTTGCATTGCGTTCTTCAATTTCTCGCTCGGATAATTCTTGTCCGCAGCCACACAAGGCTAATGCCATTAAAACAATACCAACTACCTTAATCATTGTTTTACTCCTTTCGATTTCACAAGCGTATCCATAAAAATAGTTTTGCTCGTGGACGCAAAGTAATATTCTCGTCTATCGTTTTTTCTGCATTTCCATTCGTTCTGCAAGCATTTTGGTCTTTTCAGCATACTTGGCCATCGACTCGTCAGTATCACCACTGGGCAACTGTTTCGCTGGCTTGCTTTCGCTAATGCCCAAGATGTTGCCACCAATGCCTAACAACGCTTCATTCCTTGCCTTGCGTTCAATACGCTCGCAAGCGTCTTCGTAGAATCTGCGAATTTGCGCTCTAATGATTGACATGTCAGCGTGTAGAGCAATGTGCAAATCGTACCAACCAAAAGCGTTGATAGCTGCTTCTATTTCTGGCGTTGACCATTTGGGAGTTTCCCCAAAAGAGGTAGCGTACATAGCTTTTTGAATTTCACGCCAAGCTTCTTCCCAAGTTTTGACACGCTTGGATTCGTCCGCTGCTCCAGCCAGTTCCTTTAAGCAGTCGGTTAATTCTGCGATCGACGGCAAAAATTTACACTCAAGCACCGCTTTCTTGCAAGCAATAGAAACGCTCTCGGCAGGAAAGTCTTTTAATAATTCGACGTAGACTTCAATGCGCTTTGCGTCGTTTGCTTGCCCGAATGCCGTAAACAACGCCGTTACTGATTTCAAAACTCTAACCTTGTTATTCATCAAGCGTTCCTTCTCTCTCCCACTTTTGCATTATCTTCTCGAATGTGTCGTCCGCATCATTTTTGTTTGCCGGATATACTTTAGGTGGCGGACGGCGTTCTGCGTCGAGATTATCGTAGTTGCCCTCTAGCACCTTTAGCATATTTCTCGAATTCATCAGCCAATCAAAATTTGCTGACCAGTTCCTCGGATTTGCACCTTTGAGAAAATTGCTCGCTTCCGCTTTTTTAAAAAGCTTTGTGAATACTTCGGTATTCTTGCCATACTCTAACCATCGTGCCTTGATAGCCTTTTTCCTGCTTTCGTTAATGTTAATCAATTTCGGATAACTTACACATATTGCATTAAAGCTATCCATGATGGTCTGGTACGGGCAGCGAAAGTCAGTATTGACTTTCTTTTGGGAAACACCTTTAGGTGTTTCCTTTTCTTTATCTATATCTATCTCTATACTCTTATCTCTATCTCTATCTCTTATCTCTATGGGACATTGTCCCACTTCTGTCCCACCTGTTGTCTCATCTGTTGTCCCACCACTGTCCAATTCTTCTAACGGCTCTTCATCCTTGCTGTTTCGTTGCTCTCTTTTGCGTCTTGCAGCAAGAGTTTCAGAGCCTATCATCATCTTTACTCTCGAAATAAATATCGTTCCATTTTCTTGAATTTCAATTAGCCCGATGTTCTTCAAGACTTCCAGTGCAATCATGACTGTATCCAGTGATGTCCTTGTCATATCTGCCAGCTTCTTAGGCTCGTAGGGAACAAGCATTTTGCCAATCTGTCTTATCAAAATGCCGTCACTGTTCATGGCTTTAAGGCAAAGTTTCAAGTAGAACAATACATACTCTTTACCGTTCTCTTGTTCTTCAAGCCATTCGATGGTATCTTCGTGAAAGAAATCTTCGTTAAGTTTTAGCCAGTAAAACCTTTTTTTCTCGTCAAGCATATCCTTGCTCTCTTTCTTTGCTTCGTTTGTAGTGTTCAGATATACGTTCAAACACGTCTTCTGCTGTTAAATATCCCTCTACGTCTTCTCCGTTCTTGGTTAATCCACGAATTTCAATAAGGTTTTCATCACCACCATAGCTATAACTGCCTTGAATGACGCTACAAACGCATCTTTCTCTTTGTGGATATTTTATGCGTTTCATTTCCGTGCCGAGAATACCGTGTATACCATCTGAATCGTATCGTTCATAAGGTATATTGGCTTCCGTAAGCTTTTGTCCCAGTTTTTCTATTTCAAGCATCTCTTAGCCCCCATTCTTTAACAAGCTCATCAATCTCTCCCTGCGGTCTAGTGTCAATGCCAAGAGCGTGACAGTCTTGAACTAAGCCGTCAATAAGCCTACTCATTTCCTCGCCGTCGTACACGCTGCTTCCGTGATAAAAAGCAACGTCGCTATATCCGGCAAAAAGGCTCTTGCCAATCCTTTCGATAAACCAACCAGTTCCGTGATTGCTCCAAGCCACCGCCATCTTCTCAAAATCAACATCCCTTACAGGCTGAATGACACACAAGCCACTTTCCGCTACTGCACGCCTATAAACATCCTCGGCAGAGTACTTCTTTCGCTCGCTGGAGAGTTTTTTTGCCAGTTCGTGACACATTACCCACATATAGGCATTTGCGTTCAAGGAGCGGCGTTCTCGCTTTAGCTCAACGGTTGCTTTTTTCTTGGTATCGCCGCAATATTTGATTATCTTGGAAATTTCCTCTAGGGTAGATTCCCCACAATCATCAAGAGAAATCTGAAGAATGTTCCCAAAGATGTTTAGTTTGTCAGTCGAGAATTTCATAAAACCGCCTCATGTATTCCAGTATCTCTGCCTTTAACCTTCTACTGTCCTTGCCACCGTGTACTTTTTTATGGCATTTATAGCATAGCAGCACAAGGTTATCCAAAGTGTCACCGCCGCCGTGGCTCTTGAATATGACGTGATGTGGCTTTTCGCCCTCTTGCACCCAAGCTCTACAAAGAATGCAGCAATGTCCGTCTCTATCATAGACAGCCGCCACGAGTTTACGCAGCGGCTCTCCAGTAAGACGGACAGGCTTTTTCTTTTTAAACATTATGCTTTAAACTCCGCCATCATCGCTCTTGCTTCGTTGTGACAAGCTTGATATGCAGCCGTATTAGCAATGTAGTTGAGCTGTTCTAAATTCATCTGGGTGAGAGCATAATATTTACCATTGACAAGCGCACAGGTAACGCCCTTAATCACGCTTACAGGCGGCTGAACTGCTTGTTGGGGCTTATTTGTAGGTGCTTTAGATTGGTCGTCGCTTTGAGGAACCGTAGAATGTTTCTGTTGCTGGCCATATTGTCTGCCATTGTATTTGTCGTCAAACAATCCACGATAAACATCTGCGCCTGTTCCTATGCATTTGGCAGCATTGCCAAGAGCGTCAGTCAATACCATCTTGTAGGCTTCATCATTAGGCACTAAGCCGTTCCTGTTCTTCTCTATAAGGAAATCTCCACCACAACCAGGTATCGGCGCACTCCACTCGTTGTCGCTTTTGTCTTTTGTGTATAGGTTAATTGTCATAAACAGCAGCACTTGCCCATCTTGACATTCATAAGTGCGTTCGTTGACAATATCAAACTTCCAACCTATGCCACACAAGCCAAACTGTTCCGTTAAAGCTTCAATTCTCCATTGAGGGTTAATTGTTGTTTTGCCCCTAAGATTACCGCCTTTAATCTCTTCAAGAACGTCCTGCGGCGGTGTTGCCATATTGAGGTATCTTTCATCAATCATTCTTTCTGTCATAACGGTATCTCCTATTTAACAACCACGGTAAAGTTGTCTGGGCGTTCCTCAAAGGTCACACCTTCGACAATCTCGCCGTACTCGGTAACAAATCTGCCATCGTCTAGCTTTAGAAGTGTCTTCTTGAATCCAGCCCAATCGACTTCTTCCTTGACCTTGACGTATTCGGGAGCAGACCGTTTTACGAACTGCAAGAGTTTTTCGTTATTCTTGTTTAATAGGTCTGTACTTTTCTTGAAAGACAGGTTTGCGGAAGGCAGGGAAAGGGTCTTCTTCTTGCCGCCCTGCAATGCTTCTTCCGCATAGGGGCGAAGTTTGCCAGTGAAATAATCAATGCTGCTATCGTGTTCAGCGATTACGTCTTTGAGGTATCTGTCCAGCTTTTCTTTTTCAGCTTCCACGAATGCTGTAGCTTCCTCGATTTTCTTCTTGTGCCAAGCAATGCGCTTTGCGCACCATTCAGCAGAACCAAGGTCTGTTACTTTAAAGCCCTCGTTTTCGTTTTCGGCAATTACTTCTTCTTGAACAAAGTCGGTGTAGTTTTTTAATGCTTCCATCTTATTATTCTCCCTTCGCATGTTTAATAAGGTCTTCGGCTAGATCCAAAATTATTTCCATATCTTCTTCGGTAATATCTTCATCGGGCTTGCAGGGCAACGCCCCGAAGCATACTGTCGGGAAGAACATTCTCCCTAATTCCATCACGTCTGCTTTGATGTTGTAGAGCCTTTCAGACTTTTTCATCTTTTATCCCCTCGCTCCTAACATACTTTACGCCCATGAATATAGTTGCTTGGTTGGTACCAAGTAGTTTAGCTATATCTCTTTGCTTCATTCCACAAAACAAGTTAAGAATATAGCTCAGTTTCTTAATTTGATGCACGTAACCTCTTTGGTGGGTTGTGGTGCGCATACTGTTCGTACCACGAATGCCCATTGCGTGACAAGCTCTTTCAATGGAGTAATCCGGTCTAATCAACGCAATGGCGAAAGCGTACCAGTTTTCAATGAACGGTATATCTTCCATACCGTCCCTGCTGCCGTTGCTTAACCTGTACCCTCTTGGATAGTCCTGCTTGTAGTGTGCCTTTCTCATATTGCTCTCCTGCCGTTTCCGTGTTACAATAGAGAAGTCAGGTCTCGCCTTGACTTCTCTATTTGGAGCTGCCCTTGCTGGAACGGGGCAGCTCTTTTCTGTTTTTGCTGCATTTAGGGCAAATGTACTTGGGGTGAGTGTTATAAACGCTCACAAAATATTCCCTAAAACATTTAGTGCAACGCCGTTTCTCTCCTGTAATCCTCGTTTTCATTGACGCACCCTACATTGGAGAGGTATCACCACAATGTCCCCGATTTGCAGATGTCGCTTTCCGTGAAATCCATTAGCCTTGCGGACGGTGTAAACCCACTCATTGAAATTGGTGATTTTGTCCTGCTTGCCATAATAGCTTTCGGCGATAAACCAAAGGGTGTCGCCTTGGACGACCCTGTGATATTCAAGCTTGCTTTCATAGACTGGTGGATTCATAAAGCTGACAAGATGATATGCTGCGTATATTAACACTACTGCTGCAAAAATCTTTTTCATATCAATCCAACTCCCTTGTTTCGTTCAAACGCTTGCGCAAATTGCAAGCTCGCTTGTCATAACAAACTTTTACTACGCCAGTGGGCGATTTTTGCAATACCCACTCGCCACCCTTGAGTGCCTTACGGCATTTCGCACAACGGCTCTTGCTCATGCTTCTTTCCTACTCCTTCCTTTAAGATTTTATTGATTTTGTCAATGTAGCTTTCGCCAGTCCTGCGCTTGGAGCGTTGTTTTACCATACGCACTTCTTCTTGGCGTTGCGCTTGTGTAAGGCGTTCGTCGATACGCTCTCTGAAATACTCGTCTGCTTTCTCGACATCAATCTTGTATCCCTTGCCTATTTTCACGGACGGGATAATCCCTTTAGCGCACATTGCCCTTATCTGACTTTCCGATGAAGCCATTTTGGCAGCGTACTCTTTGACGGTTGCCATCAACATCGTCTTCACTCCCTTCGCCAAGCTGCAATTCACAATCCCAAAATGCTATATAGCAAAAGCCAGCAAGTGATAAAGCGGACATCAGCAAGAAAGCCGCAAGCCCCATTTTTAACGCAATGCCCATAACCATAATCTTCCCTTCCTTCTGCCGCTGCAAAAAAGCAGCGGCTATTATTTTTTAGTAGTTCAATCCATCCTTGAGCAAAACATTCAAAGACATAGGCTGATTGAGGCGGAACGCCCAGAATATCCAGCGCAATTCCTTACCCTTGTTCTTCTTGTGCCACTTCTTGTGGTGCAGTCGCTTTCTCATTTACATTCACTCCTTCCAACTCCTTAATGAATTTGTCAAAAAGATTTTTTATTGTTGCTTGTGTGGCAAACTTCACGGCTTTAATGGCACACAGCCAGTTTGCTTTGTATACGCTGTCGTGCTCGGCTTTTTTCAAAATTCCTTGAAAGACGGTGCTTGTAATGAGGATATAAAGCTGTGCAGTATTGGCAAGCGTTCCGATTTGTGTTCCAGTACATTCTACTTTTACCACATCGCAAAGCTCTCCGTTTTCATCGAAGGACAATTCGATTTTGTAGGAACAGGACTTGTCCAAATTCTTGACTTTTTGCTCCACTTCTTGTCTTAGTTTTTCCATACTGTTACCTCTTTTCTGATTTTAGTGTGCAGCCCACCGTGAGGCAGGCTGCTTTATTAAACCAATACCCTGTTTAGTGCCACCCAACATTGGATATGGTTTTAACCTAGTACATATTTGAATAAAAGCTAATCGTTGATACTGCCAGCGGTTGGCTTTTATTTTTTACTCCTGCTTTAACAGTTCATCAATAGTGCAACCAAAAAGTTTAGCTAATGCGAGGAGTTTATCGGCGCGAGGCTTTGTTTCCCCGCTTTCCCATTGAGCGACCGCTGATTGTTGAATCCCCAACGCTTCCGCTACTTGGGCTTGGGTTAAATTCATTTTTTCTCTCGCAAGTCTGATACCCATTATTTCACCGCCTTATATTAGTATTGCTAATATTATAATTTAGCTTCATTTTATATTAGTCATTCTGATATGTCAAGCCATTTTATAGATTTTTATTAGTTTGGCTGATATTATAATATTAGTTAAACTTATTTTTGGTGGTGTTTTTATGAATAAATTTAAAGAGCTAAGGAAAAAATTTATAGCTGAAACTGGCGAAAAGCTAAGCCAAGAACAATTAGCTAAGAAGCTTAACGTCGCTCGTTCAACAGTAGCAATGTGGGAAAACGGCAGTAGCTTCCCAGATATTGACACACTGAAAGCCATAGCTGATTTTTTCGGCGTATCGGTTAATTACTTACTCAGCGAGCCGTCATCGCCTACGCCGCAAAAGCCAATAGATACAAATAGATTGAGAGAATTGCGTTTGTCGAAAGGCTTGAAGCAGGCTGAATTAGCTGCCAAGTTAAATATTACGCAAGGTGCATTATCTGGCTGGGAAACTGGCAGATACAGTATCGGGAATAATGATTTACGAATTCTGGCTAATTTTTTTGGTGTATCTATTGATTACCTACTTGGTGAGCCAACATTACCTACACCGCAGAAGTTAAAAGAGCCGTTTAATTTGCAGATGTTTAGTCAGCGAAATTTGCAGCCTATGAATGAAGAAAATAAAAAAATACCAATCATCGGTTCCGTGAAATGCGGAACTAACGGATTGGCATTTGAATACTTGGAAGGCTATATTTTTGTCGGAGACCAATTTAAGGGCGAAGCAGTCGCCTTTCGTTGCCGTGGCGACAGTATGATTGATTTAGGCATTAGCGACGGAGATTTAGCTATCGTTCGCCTGCAAGATGATGTTGAATGTGGCGACTTAGCCGTTGTTGTTATCAACGGTGACGAAGGGGCTTTGAAGCGTGTGCGAAAGTTTGACGGTGGCATAAGCCTTGAATCAGCGAATGCAGCATATCCATCACGCATATTTACCGGCGCTGATTTGTCAACGGTTAAGATAGTCGGTAAGGTCTTGGAGATTAGAAAGAGATTTTAAGGGGGGATTTAATCATGGCAGAAAACATTAACAGAGATGTTATCAACTATCTGTATGACAAGATAGTGGCCAAGGTTATATCCGTTTTAAGAAGCCAAGACAATTACAACTACCCTAACGCTTTAATTGCTTTAGGTGCGCAAATAGCGAGCGGATCTTCTCTATACCACGACGTGTACGAAGATACCGTTAAAAACATCATTTATAACGAAATAAAAGATATGCCCCCTGCCATACTGCGAGCCTTGTGGGATGGAATAATTTTAACCGACCCGTACTATGAGTACGACGATAATTTAGAAATAGATTTTGGCAGCGTTAATCTGGAAAGCAACATTGCAGAGGAAGCTTTTCAGCGCGTGTGTCAAAAAGCAGAACTCGCATTTGACGATTACGAGTGCGAGGACGAATAAAAGAAAATAGCCACCGCAAAGGTGGCTATTTGACAGAAAGGAGTAACTATGGCCAAGACAAGAGCCTACGGCGTAGGTAGTGTTTATCAAGAAAAATCTGGCAGATATGCAGCCGCCATTACCGATACAAGCGGCAAGCGCATTGTCAAGCGTTTCAAGACTAAAGCAGAAGCCCAAAACTGGCTGACAACAACCAGGGCTGAAATGCTGAAGAACGTTTATGTTCCACGCTCCGACATTACCGTGGGCGAATGGGCGTTAGAATACATTGAAACATATTGCCAGCACCTACGCCCCAACACGACAAAACGCTACCTTCAATCTGCAAAACATCTTGAACCCATTGCTGATGTTCAACTACAAAAGCTGACGGCTTTATCCGTCCAGCGTTTGTACAACAAGCTTGAAATGTCAGCAAGCAGCAAAATAAAAGTACATAAACTTCTTAAATCCATCATCACAAAGGCGCACCAGCTAGAGATGGTGAACAAAAACATTATGCTTGCAGTAACACCACCCAAGGCTGAACACAAGGAAGTAGAGATTTTCACGGAAGCGGAAATTAAAAAAATACTTACCACGCTAAAAGACAGCAAGTATTACGCAAAATATTACACCTTGGTCTATGCTGCAATCGCAACCGGAGCAAGGCTAGGCGAACTGCTTGGCTTGAAGTCCATGGCGGTAAGAAACGGCTGCATTACCATTAACAACAATCTTCAGTACATCAACGGCGTTCCGACCGATTTTCCGCCCAAGACAAAGGCAGGCAACAGGAAGGTTACCATTCCTAGCAGACTTGAAATTATGCTAAAACGTCTGACCATTGATAAGGTTATCCACTTTGATGGGTACATTTTTCATACCAAGAACGGCACGCCATACAGAATGAGCAATATCGCAAAGGTTTGGAAAGCCATTCTTCATGAAGCAAACATACCTTACAAAAACTTCCACGTTCTAAGGCATACCCACGCTACTCAGTTATTGGCTAACGGAGTTCCGCTTCTGGAAGTATCGAAGCGGCTGGGTCACTCCAATGGCAGTATCACACTCAACCTGTACGGACACGCCATCAAGGGATTTGACGAGCAAATACCCGAAAAGGTTGTCTCTATTTTTGGCGGCTATTAGTACGACAAATTTCAAGATTGCTACACGATTGCCACAGTTGAGCAACGGTCTTTTCAGCTACAAACAAAACAAAAAGGCGTAGACACTAGTCTACGCCTTACTTTACTCTTGGCAGGGGCAGTAGGAATCGAACCCACAACCAACGGTTTTGGAGACCGCTACTCTACCAGTTGAGCTATACCCCTGTGGAGCGGGAAACGAGGC